TTTGTGGCGAATACCACAGGTCGAGACGTCCTCGATTTTAACCATGAAACAACAAAAATAAAAGGTCGAGACGGTCAATATCTCTATGGCGCTACTTATAAAGAGCGTGAAATTGAGGTACAGGTTAGACTAACTGGATATACTGATTTAGGCATGCGAAAACAGTATGAGCGTTTAAACCGCTTGTTGTTTTCCCGTCAAGCTAAGAAATTAGAATTTGGCGACGATGGAGAGAGATATTACAAAGCTATCTTTTCAAAAGTTAAGAAGCCAGAACTAGAAGATGCGAATGATACAGTTATCAAACTACATTTCATTTGTTACGACCCGTTTAAGTATACTGAGCCTAAAAGTACAGGAAGTAACAAGGTTACTTATAACGGAGATTTCCCAGTAGAGCCTATCTTGTACCTTACAACTAAAGAAAGTTCTGAAATACGGATTTTACACCTTGAAACACAAAAATATGTCAGATTAAAAGCTACTTACGTTCAAGATTCAAGTCTGGTAATTAATTGTGAAACTAGAGAAATCACGTTAAATGGCCGAAACGAGTTGATGAATTTTGATGTGGTTAACAGTCGCTATTTTAAATTGCAAAAAGGCGTGAATACATTTCAAGTTGAGGGCGCTACATTGAATGACATCCAGTATAAAGAGGTGTTCGCATGATTTATTTATTTAATCAGACGGAAGAATTGATTGATGTAATCGATGAAGCGAGCCTTGCGGATTTCACACATACGATTGAATTAAATCAATTTGATAGAGCAAGCTTTGAAGTCCCTGTAGATTACAAGCCTAACATTATTAAAGAAGCCCAGTTTTTCGGTTTTCAATCGAGAGACGGGGCTTATTGTTTGTTCAGAATTTCAGAAAAATCCTATGATATTGGATTGTCTATACAAGGTATAGACAGGGCAGAAAGTGACTTACATTCATTCATTATCGAGAATAAGCGTCCTAGAGGAACCGCTGAACAAGTATTGAGTGGAATTTTAGAGGGAACAGGCTATCAATTAGGGAATGTAGACGGCTTGACTAGAACAGGTAAATTGAGTTTCTACTATATTTCAGTTCGTCAAGCGCTCGTTAAAATAATTGAATCGTACGCTTGCGAGTTCAAGGTTAGATATACCTTTGTAGAAAATAAGATAATCGGACGATACATTGACCTGAATCAACGCTTCGGACGTGTTACAGGTCATCAATTCGAGTATGGCACTAACATTCTGAATGTTACCTATGAGGAATCGTCCGATGACGTTGTAACAGCTCTTATCGGAAGAGGTAAGGGTGAACAAAGCACGGATGAAAATGGAGAAGCTACTGGCGGTTATGGTCGTAGAATCCAGTTTAAAGATGTTGTTTGGTCGGTTGCAAATGGAGACCCCGTTGATAAACCAGCGGGACAGAATTATGTAACGAATGAAACTGCTAGAAATATCTATGGGTTACATCAAAACGGCGTTATTAAGCATCGTTTCGGTGTATATACCAATGAGGATATTGAAGACCCTACTGAGTTATTAAAAGCTACTTACAAAGAGTTACAACGCTTATCTGTTCCAATTGTTACGTTTAAAGCCAATCTATTAGATTTAGCCAATGCGATTGAGCAGGATATTTGGATTGGTGACAGCGTTGGAATTGTAAGAGACCAGATAGGAATCGCTTTTGAAGCTAGAATCCACAAATTGGTTATTGATAAATTGGATAATAACCGTTCAGCTGCTGAATTAGGCGATTATCAAACGTTACAGGCTAAAGACCGTGCAAGTCGTCAACAAGCTATCAAAGAAGCAGTTGGCGACTTTAGTGAATCGCTATTCGAACAATCTATTGCGAATGAAGTCGAAAGACGGAATAAAGAAATAGACGAAAAGGTTCGTATTATACAACTTGAGATTGATAACGTTGTAAAAGAATACCAAAACAAAGCAGAAGATTTTAGCGCTAAAATCCATGAAGAGGTGGAAAAAGAGCGTCCTGAATTCGTGAAGCGTATCCGTGAAGAGTTGATGAGTGGTGCGGACTCAATTGTTGAATTGAGTAAGAAATTAGAACAGGTCAGTGAGACTGCAAGAATTAACGCAGGACTGATTGGCGGAGACGGAACAGCTATTTACAACAGAAACCGCCTCAACGGTAGCACGGCTAAAAAACTTGCCTATGGTACTGATTATGTCGAAGTCGGACACAATGGAGAAGGCTTTGAACTAGGTAAGCAGTACGTTATAAGTTGGTCAGCAACATGTACGGTTTACGGAAAGACAGACGTTACTGTGATAGTCAAGAAGAATCCGTTCTATGGTGGACATGTTCATTTTGACCCTGCTAATCCACACTTGCCAGAAATTGACAAAGACTTAACTCAGAAAGAGGAGCAAGTCTTATCGGTTTATAACGACGGCTATCGCATGACATTTTCAGGGGACTGGTATCAGAACGCAGTTCAGTTTGGAACGGTTGATAATAGAACCAATCGATTTGAGTTTGAACCAGTCTATAAGACGGTTGCTGACGGTCAAAATTCAATATATGACGGAAGTTGGAACGAAAATCCAACATTTATTTTTGATGGAGGTGTAGCATGACGGAAACAATACCAATTAGAGTACAGCATAAGCGCATGCCTGCGAGCGATTGGGCAAATAGCCCTCTTGTTTTACTTGATGGCGAGTTAGGTGTTGAGAGCGACACAGGGAAAGTCAAGGTCGGAAACGGCCGTGACAGATTTGTATCACTTCAATACTTAACAGGACCAAAAGGCGATAAGGGAGAGCGTGGCGAAACGGGACCAAAAGGAGCGGATGGAGTCATGCGATTCGAGGAACTGACAAGCCAACAAAGAGAATCGTTAAAAGGCGCTCCAGGTCCAATGGGACCAGCAGGACCTAGAGGGGAAAACGGAACGCCAGGACAAAAAGGAGACGTTGGGCCTCGTGGAGAACAAGGACCTATCGGTTTAACTGGTCCTAAAGGCGCTGACGGTGCAAGAGGTGCTCAAGGTCCAGCAGGACCAACAGGACCTAGAGGAGCAGACGGCGCGCCTGGTCAAAATATTATTAATCAAAACGGTGGACAACCATTGAAGTATTGGTTCGGTTCCAAATCTCAGTATGATGCGATTTCTACTAAAGATAGCACTACTATCTACGACGTCTATGAGTAGGAGGTAGTATGGCTAGAGAAGGAATTTATGTAGGTAACAAGGAAGTTACTCATCGTTATATCGGTTCAAAGCTTGTTTGGGTGAAAATAAGATTGTTATTTAGTGGTGACGTATCAATTAATTATGATAGTCATAATAAACGAATAACGCTGAATAAGGATTTTTCACAAAATAAGATAAAAACTGTCGAGATAAACGGAAAAGAAATTTCGGCTTCTAAAATCGAAAACAAACAGGGGAAAACTTATGTAACTTTCACAGAATCCCTAGAAGAATTTGAACGAAAAACAGGATTTAACCGGTATAGGTACGGAAGTTTCTATAGTTCAATCCCTATTAAAGTCTACGGAGGTTAAAAATGGACATCACTATTCAAAACGTCCGTGCGCCTGCTCTTGAGCATAACGGGCGATATTACAAGGTATTTCAACCACAGACGCGAGATGAACTGTTGAAACTTCATCACATGGGGTGTGCTGGAGATACGGTTTTAACGGATATACAGCTAGAGCAAGGGGATTTCCCTACTAGCTTTGTGGAACCTACGATTACACAACGTACATTATCTGGACTCTTCAAGGATTTACGTTCTATCGAATTGGAAATGAGAGACCAGAACAGTACTCTTTGGAGCAAAATCCAGAAGAGTAACCAAGGGGCGCTGACACAGTTCTTTGATACTAACGTTAAGAGTGCTATTGCACAAACTGCTAATGAAATCAGACAGGAAGTGCGAGACGCTTCTAACAGCGCTAGGGTTCAAGTTACTCCAGAGGGCGTGGTTATTGGCTCAACTACTCTTACAGGGGAACAACTAGCCTCAACCATTTCTGCCAGTCCTAGAGGCGTTGACATCATCGCTCAAGAAACTAGAGTTAAGTCTAACATGATTGTTGACGGTGCGATAACCTCTAGCAAGATTGCTGCAGGGTCTGTGACTGCCAACGCATTGGACGCTGGCTCGGTTACGGCAGATAAAGTTAAATTCGATACTGCGTTTATTCAACGGTTAGTTTCACAACAAGCATTTATCAATGAATTGTTTGCTAAGCAAGCAACCATTACCAAAATTAAGAACGTTGATTTCACAGGGAATAATATCAAAGGCGGTCGCATTTCCTCACTCAATGGAAATACTACGTTTGACTTGCAAACAGGCCGGATTGATATGAACGGGCATGGAGTCGGGATAAGAAACCAATTTCCAGGACGTCCATTACAGTATCTTGCATTCGGAGCTGGTAACATCAACGGTGTTGACGCATCTTACACTGCTCTATTGAGTAACCGAAACGGATTACAACAGTTTGACCACACATCAGCAGGCCTTCAAATCTGGAATGGACGAACTGGGAGCAACATTCAAAGTGCTATCAATATGTACGGCCAAAGAATAACATTTAACCAGAGTGCGCAAGCTGGATTGAAAGAAATAGCTATTGATACGGGCAACCACAGTATTACTGGTGTTGATGAAATTGTTATTCAAGGTGTCCGATTATCGTATATCTTAAATGATATTTACGATAATTTCAGAAACCTTGGAGCGGTGGCTGGAAATTACAGTCGAGGCTATTATTCAAAATGGAAATAAGAGAGGCGAAACATGAACACGCAAGACAAAATTATTAACGACTTAGCAATTCAACTAGCAAATAAAACTATTGAATGCGCAAATTACAAAGCCTTATATGAAGAGGCACAATCACAACTACAACAACTACAACAAGAGAAAGAGAAGGAAGAAGAATAGATGACATTTAAAGTAATCAACAAATATTTACAAGAAAACAATCGTACATTCGTCGCTGTTCGTCAAGAATCACCATACACGGCATTTGACCGTGTTTTAATTGGTGACCGTGTAAACGAGTCAGACGAGGAATTGATTAAGGCAGTCATTGGACAAGTGACTACTGAATTCAATCCAGCGGAGGGAGTTAAGAAACTTCAAGAAGACTTACACGCTCAAGCGGAAGATTACGAACAAAAGCTTGCCGAGAAAGATACAAAAATTTTGGAAGTAAAAGCCGTGGCAGATTGGGC